TCCGGGAATACCGTCACCGGCAGAAGAAAGACTCCATGCTGCCGTGCAGAGGGACGAGCGGTATTTACGCAAGGTCAAGGAAATGAAAGCGCGCATAAGGGGCGACCGTCGGCGTGGGATAGCGGATTATATAAGGAGTGTGACTGACGACGGGGCAGATTTGGTTCTGTTTGCATTAGAAGTTTTGCGGACGGACGAGGCGTACCTTGACGGGTGCGAGGTGGATTTAAAGGCTAAGATATGGGCTGTGGAGTATTTAACTGATAGGGCGTTTGGTAAGGCGGTCAATATGATTAAGGTGGACTCCACGATACACAATGTTTCAGACGAGGAAATTGTGCGGGAGATAAATCTTATTAAGGAAAGACTTGGCGAGAAGCCTATTGACGTGGAGTGTAAACAATTAGCGGAAGGGGAGGATAATGGAGAACAGGACGAAGGAATTGGAACGGCTGAGGGACTTGTTGAAGGAGAAGGAGCGGCGGGAGAAAACGAACCTGATAGCGAAGTACCGGCCTTATGACTTCCAGTTGCGCTTCCATGCTGCCGGATTATGGGCGAGTCAGCGATTGCTTATTGCTGCAAATCGTGTCGGTAAGACTGAATCGGCTGCGGCAGAAACAACGTACCATTTAACCGGACGTTACCCGGATTGGTGGACGGGGAAGCGATTCAGGAAGCCTCTCCTATGTTGGGCATGCGGGGCCAGCAACGAAAAGACCCGTGACACTGTGCAGAAGAAATTGTTTGGCGACCCTATGTCTGCTGATAGTTGGGGGACGGGCTTTGTACCGAGGGATTGTCTGTCAGACATAGAGGATTCAGAGCGAAGGGTTAGACGTGCGAATATACCCAATGCTTTACAAGCGGTCGCTGTCAAGCATTATACGGACGGGGTATTTGATGGATGGTCAATCGTTGCGCTCAAATCTTATGAGGCGGGTATTCAAACGTTCACTTCGGAAAGCGTGGACGTTATCTGGTTGGACGAAGAACCGCCGGGTTATATTATGACACAGTGCCTTGCAAGGCAGGTAGATAATCCGGGAGTATTGTATATGACGTTTACCCCGGAATATGGCGTTACGCAAGTAGTAGATGCGTTTATGAATCATTTGCAAGAAGGACAGGCGGTTATTAATGCAACGTGGAACGATGCGCCACATTTAACCCCGGAGCGGATTAAGCAAATCCTTAACGCATTGCCAGAACACGAACGGGATATGCGGTCGAAGGGTATTCCGATATTGGGTTCAGGTCTGGTGTTCCCGGTGACTGACGAGGAAATTAAATGTAAGCCGTTTGAAATACCGCCGTGGTATAGGATAATTGCAGGGCTGGATATAGGCGCATGGAATCACGACACGGCTGTCGCTTGGATTGCTCTTAATCCTGACACTGATGAAGTGTTTGTCTATGACGAATATAAGGCGCAAGGAAAGACACCCCCCATTCATGCGGCTGCAATGAAATCCAGAGGGGATGACATACTGGTGGTTTATCCGCATGATGCCAACAAGGGTGACAGGAACACCGGGGAAACCGTTGCTGAGATGTACCGTAAGTTAGGGGTCAATCTTCATCATACGCATTTCACTAACCCCCCTTCGATGGGCAAAGAGGAAGGGACGGGAACTATAAGCGTTGATGCCGGATTGATTGAGATGTTGACACGGATGGAAACCGGACGGTTCAAGGTATTTTCTACGTGCAGTAAATGGTTTGAGGAAAAGCGCATGTATCACCGGAAGGACGGGAAAGTTGTCCGGGTGAACGATGACTTGTTAAGTGCGACAAGATATGCAGTAATGATGTTGCGACATGCAAACACAAGAATGAGAAAAGACGAAAGCGTGATAATTGCATGCGATACAGACTTTGACCCATTGGCTTAAAAAAAGTTTTTTCCTTGACAAATTAAAACAATGTGGTATATTTGAAAAGAAACGATACAGAAGGAGGTGAGAAAATGGTAGCTGCACTTGGTGTTAAATGTCCAATACATGGTGAATTCCCTAACGCAAGAAGGGTTTGTCCAATATGCGACAAAGACAGTAAAAGGAATCACCACAATAAGCGTGGATTAGAAATAAAACGTACAAAGAACATGCCGCCGCCGAGCGGTTCACGACAGAAAAAATGGTCTTTTGGAGATGGAAAGGCAGGTAAAAAATGACGCTTGGAATTTCGTTATGGCAAATAGTGGTATTACTCTTTGGCGGGGTGCCGTCTGTCCCCGATGTTGAATCAGAGGAAGAACGATTAGCCGAGGAAAGAGAAAAGAAGCGTGAGAAGCGTAAGGCAAAACGTACAGCGGAAGGACAGGCGAGCGTAAGGCGTAGTCAGGGAGCAAGAACGGTATTAACACGTGGCCCCACACTGGGCGAGGAGGCGACACTTGGGGGCTAAGGATATTGAATCACGGTTTAGAACGCTAACCACAGAGCGGTCTGTATTCCTTTCAAGCTGGCAGGAAGTAGCCGATTACATCATGCCACGGAAGAGTATGATACTTGCAGAGCGTGAGCCGGGTTCAAGGGGTAATGTTGTTCTGTATGATTCTACGGCAATACATGCCAACAATCTTCTTGCAAGTAGCTTGCAGGGGGCGTTCAGTACCGGCTGGTTTGATGTGGATTTTGTGGATGAAGAATTAAATGAGACAGAAAGCGCACGTGAATGGCTTGACGAATGCGTTAGGCGTATGTATATTGCTTATGGTCGGTCGAATTTCCAGAGCGAATCGCATGAAACGTTCTTGGACTTAACGGCATTAGGTACTGGCTGTATGCTTTGTGAAGAACGTCCATTAAAGACAAGAGGCTTTAATGGCTTACGTTTCAGGACGTTTGCGATAGACGAGTATGTGATAGACGAGGACGGGGAAGGTATGGTAAATACCATTATCCGCAAATTCAAATATACTGCAAGGAATGCTGTTAAAGCTTTTGGTAAAAAGGCTGGCAAGAAAGCATTGGACAAGATAATGACAAAGCCGGATGAGGAAATAGAGTATTTCCATGCCACAATGCCGAGTGAGGATTATGACGGATACACGCCGAAGCTTCCGTATGTGTCAGCCATTAGTACGGTGGGCGACAATGAAATGGTAAAGATATATGGGCAACACGAATTTCCCTATATAACTCCACGTTGGATGAAATACTCAAAAGAGAAATACGGGCGCGGCCCTGGCTTTGATGCCCTGCCTGATGTCAAGACTCTTAATAAGATTAAGCAGCACGGATTAAAAGCTTTATCGAAAGACCTTGACCCGCCATTGCTGGGGCCAATAGGCGTGGGGAAGCTTACATTAACACCGGGTTCTTTGAATGTGCTGAGGGCCGATTTAATAGACAAAATAAAACCGCTTCTTTCTGGCGCAAGATATAATGTCGTAGAAATGAAGATTGATGAGTTGCGGCAGTCTATCAAGGAAATTTTCTATACTGACCAATTACAAATACAGAAGAAAGCGCAAATGACTGCAACGGAAAGCAATATCACGTTTGAATTGATGCAGCGTTTACTGGGGCCAGTATTTGGGCGGCTTGGTACAGAGATGTACGAACCTACGACCCGTCGGGTATTCGGACTTATGCTGAGGGCTAACGCATTCCCGCCGGCTCCGGAAGCCGTCCGCAAGGCAGCCATTGAGGTGAAATATGCAGGGCCAATTATAAAGTCACAAAGACAGGCAGAAGTTCAGGCGATAAACGCATGGCTTGAATCTATCACGGCAATGGCGAGCGTGAAGCCTGACATTCTGGACGTGGTAGACTTCGATACAGTAGCAAAGGGATTGGGCAGGACGCTTGGTGTTGGGGAGAAGTATATAGTTGATAGTGATATCGTAGAGAACAAAAGACGTGAAAGGCAAGAGGCTGAACAGGCGCAACGGCAGCAGGAAACAATGTTAGAGGGCGCGAAAGTGCTGCCACAGGTCGCTCAGGTTATGAATCAGATGCGTACCACGGGAGGGGTTGGATTGTGAAAATAGGCAAGGAATTTTTTACGGCATTTAAAATGTCGCCGAAAGCGTTGAAGTATTTACTGGAATCTTATTACGAGACAAGCTCTCATATTCCGGGCGATGCCTACGGGACGGCTTTTTGCGAAGGGCGCAGGCAGGTAATGATTGATATCCTTGATGAGATGCGGGCAGTATCTAAGGAGCAATACGCAAGGTTGATGTTAGAAGTTTGTCTCTTGCCGGACGAGGCTCCGGGGACTAATATTGAAATAGAAGATTAAGGGGGAATTTATGGAAGAACCACAAGTAACACCAACAGTACCAACGGGAACAGAAAATGCAGTATTGAACTGGAAGGAAGCATTACCAGAAGATTTACGCAAGACAGACCTGATTGCAAACTCAAAGAGTCTTACGGACTTTGCCGGACAAGCAATCAATGCACAAAAGATGATTGGTAGCAGGATACCATTGCCAAAAGAAACCGATGACGAGAACACATGGAACGAAGTTTATAATAAACTTGGCAGGCCGGGAACACCAGACGGATACAAGATTGAACGTCCGCAGGATAGCAAATATGAATACAACGAAGCGTTAGAGAAGCAATTTCTTGCAGAAGCGCACAAGGCAGGATTGAATAACAAACAGGCGAATGCTTTGGCAAAATGGCAGATGGAAAAGTATGCGGCTGACAAAGCGGCAGATGAACAGGCTATTGCCAATGCGACGGAGCAATTAAAAAGAGAATGGGGCAACAAATACGATGAGCGCATTTCTGGGATGCAAAGAATAGTCAGCGAGTATGAAGCTGAATATCCCGGACTTATGAACGCTATAGACACTGCTGGTATCGGTAATAACCCGGCATTTATTAAATTCTTCCACGATATCGCAGAAGGATTGATAGAAGGGAATGCGCCGGGTGGAACGCCGGGCGATTCAGGCATAGTTACGGCGGCAACGGCAAAAGCGGAAATAGACAAGCTAATGGCTGACAAGGATTTCACAGCGTCATACTTCAACGGCAGAGACCCTAACCACAGGTCGGCGGTTGATAGGATAATGAAATTAAGAACCCTTGCGGCAGGAACGGAAT